AACATATGAATATGATGATAAAAGATATGAAAGCTGGTTTAAGTTTTACTAAAGCTCATAAAAGAGCCATAAAAAAAGTAGGTAAATAATGCAAGTACCTTTTGGAGAATGGCTACCAGATCAACCTGAGCATAATAAACAGGGAGCTAATGTAGCTAACAATGTATATTACGCAGGAAATACTTATAAAAGATTTCCATCTTTAGTAGATTATAGTTCTAATACTACAAGTACAGATTCTAAAGGTGCAGGTTCTTTTAGAGATAATTCTAATACAGTTTATAATTTTGTAGGAACTAGAACAAATTTATACCAGTTAGCATCTGGAGCTTTTACCTCAAGAAAAGCTAGCTTAAATGGAACAGATACAGATTTTTGGACATTCACTCAGTTTGGAGAGTATGTAATAGCAAGTAATGGAGTAGATGCAGTTCAATATTATTTAATGGGTACATCAACTAACTTTGCTAATCTTACAGCAATTCAAACCGCAGGTACTTGTCCAGTATTTAGAGTATCAGGAGTTGTTCGAGATTTTTTAGTTGTTGGTAATATAACAGGTAATACAAACAGAATTCAATGGTCAGGCATTAATGATATTACTGTTTGGTCTGGTAAACAATCTGATTCACAAGATCTTCCAGGATCTGGTGGTCAAGTAGT